TTTGCCCGACCCCTAGATCACCGATACCGAGGGACGCTTTGGCTGTGGCCGCCGTAGTGCCGCCTGTACCACCCTTTGCAATCGGCAGCGCTGCAGGGATGGAGTTGCCTCCAAGCGCTGCATAAATCTCATCGAAGTTTGCAATGGCCTTAACCCATGCGCTTCGGCGGTCATCGCCGCCGGCACCGCTAGGCGCGTTGCCGAGATTGATTGTTTGTTTCGCCATGCTGGCTCCTTAAAGAGGTTTCATTGGCCTGGAGGCAAACAGCGTCCGCCCATTGGCCGTAAGCGGGTTGATACCCGATCCGTTATCGCAATACATCTGCAAGATCGACCGGTTACCGGGCAAGAAACCGCCATAATTAGTGCGTAGCGGCTGTGAGGTTTGCCCGATGTTGGTCACTGAAAACAGCGTATTGGCCAAGACGTAGTCCTGATAGCTCCCTGTCCAGGGCATCTGCTGACTTGGCGAGTAATAGGGTCCACCTACAATCGGATCGCCCGCTTGAACAAATGAGCTTGAGGCTGGCTGCCCATTTAGCAGAGCGAGGTTGGCGGTGGTGACAAAGGTCCTGCTACCTGCACTGTTCCGGACCGATGCCCCAAACTCTCCCGGTGGCGTGGATGGCGTCAGGTAGCTAGCGCAATACCAGTTGATCATCATCGGATAGAGTGCAGTTTCGCCGTGCGCCACTTGGTTGTTCCAGGCTTTCAACCTGAACCCTGTCCAGTTCCCAGGGCTACCCTTCACCGAAAAATTACCCACCATCATGTAGTTGTCACCGTTCAGGAAGACTAAAGGCCTCTCGTACGTGGTGATGGGCGCAGCGAAGTTCACATCAGCCCACTGGATCTGGCTTCCGCTCCCCGGTCCTTGGAAACCAATGTTGAACCTCCCGTTGTAGCGAACCGTCAGCACCTGGTTGACCGAGTCGATCTGCGTTCGAATGTTGTTGTTCGAAGCGCGGATGCCATAGGAACCAGGTGCGGCAAACGGCTCGCCACCCAGCGAGAGGATCATCACTTGCCAAGTTCGGGTATAGGGCTGCCGCAGCTGCAACTGCCCCGCGGAGAACCAGGCTTGAGGGCTGGTTGTGTATTCACCCCCGTCGTACAGCGCGTCCACCACCACGAACGATTGCGCCTGAATTTCAGGAATCGAGATGTACTGGTCGAACTCACCGTTGCCGGTCACCTGCATCATCTTGAGCGATCGCACCGAGGTGATGGTTGTATCGAGGGTAATGACCCCGGACGCATCCCGTGTGCGAAGTCCATACAGATCAGCCATCAGGTCAACCTCCCCACCGCGGTACGCTCTATGCCGTTTGCGTCGTAGACGTACAGCCCGCCGTTGTTCAGCAGCGTCGAACCGTTGCCATCCTGACCACGCACGGTGAACGCACCAGTCACCAGGTTGATCTCAATGAGCGGTAGACCCTGCGAGTTGACCGCCTGCGATCTCAACGTCATGCCGAGCACCAGGTTCTGGATGAAAGCCTGATTGATCACCGCCTGGTTGATGAACACCTGACCGTTCGAAACAACAAACGGCAGGGTCACCTGCCCAGACGACTCATCCACAATCGCGAAGCGCTGAGCAAAAGCCAGGATTTCGCCTGTCTGACCATCGCTCCCGATCGCCAGGCCAGCCATCACCTTGCGTCCATCCGAAATGGTTTCAGCCTTGATTGTGGTCATGGCAGAAACCTTCCCATCAACGCCAGCAATCGTCTGAGACACTTGCTGGACCGAGGCGCTGACGGCTTGTAGCGATCCTTCTACACCGCCGACTTGGGACTGAACAGTGTCGACCCGCCGTCCCATTGCAACGCCATCCTCGATCCGGGCCGACTGCTCGGTCCATACTCCGACCAGGCTGCCCGTGGCACCAGCCAAGCCGGTGCTGTCGCCCTCCATTTCCGGGTTAACCTGGACATACAACCCATCCAGGCGACTGGCCTGAGCGGTGATCGCCGTCCCTTGCTGGTTCACCGTGGTGTTCAGTTGGCTGATGGCCGTGGCCTGACCGCTCACCGCTCGGGCGGAAGGACCCGCTACGAACGGGGAAGGCGTGTTGCTATCCCCTACCCGCTTCTCGATCATCACCGAATCGATGATGGCCGTGAGCCCAGAAACAGCGCTCATGTTGAAGTAGATGGTGATGCCGACCTTGGCGCTATCCGTGACTGTGACCGGGAAGGTCACTCGAGTCCGCGTCGTCGGCAGGGCAAGCGTGGGCCCATACCGATGCGTGCCGTTGTACAGCGAGATGCGCCCGTTGGTGGCAGCGCTGCACTGGATGTACATCGACACCAGGCACACGCCAGGCTCAATACGCACGTTCCAGCCGGCCAGGTTGTTGGTCGGGCTCAGCATCAGAAAGCTGTTGGTGCTGCTCCCGGCCTGGTAGCCGAAGCCGGAATCGGCATCCGGTACCGCAACCCCATCCCGCGTCACACCGCCACCCACTGACGTGGCCGGAAGCGTGGTGGAAGTGAGCCAGCTGTAGTCATCCGCAAGCAGATTCGAACCGCTGCCCCCAATGCCGCTGATGGAGCTCTGGAGCTGGGTGACTGCCTGTCCCTGCGAACTCAGCGTGTTGCCCTGCTGGGTCACGGTACCCTGGAGACTTTGCAGCGCGCTGTTATCCGCTTTGCCCGCCACCGCGTTGTTCAACTGGGTGATGGCTGATCCCTGGCTTGAGACCGCACCCTCCGTCACCGAAACACGGGCGTCGACCGATTGCAGTGCGCTCGCCTGGGCATTGTCCTGGCCGGCGCGCTTGCGTGCGATCGGCGAGGACAGGAACACATCGGTGGCATCGCCTACCGATACGCGGAACGTCATCGCCATTCGCACACAGCCGGCCGGTACCGTGGCCTGCCCCGTCAGCTTCGTCCAGGTTTGCGCAACATTCGTAAGGCGAATCCCGTCACCTGCGCCAACCACCCAGTTGTGGCCAACGCTCGTTCCGTCGAGATCGTAGAACTGAATCCACAACCCATGCTGACGCGCAACGGAACTGCAGGCGTACAGCTCGAAGTCGTAGACCTCACCAGCGGCGACCGAGATTTGAGAAGTCACCGCATTCTCGGGCGGACGGACGTTGAGGGCGCTCTGGAAGCCCAGGTAATTGTTGCCGGTAGACGTTGCAACCGGCCACTTCACTACCCGCGGCGATGGGGCGCCAGCCGGCACCGATGCATCATTGCGCGCCAGCACGCTGAACCCTGGCGAACCAGAGAACACCGGCCCATCCGCAAACCCCGGGTTGAACAGCAGGTTTTCAGCCGAAACCACACCGACCGAAGCCTTGATGTTGGTGATTTCACTGCCTTGCGCCGTAATGGTTGTGCCCTGCTGGGTGACCGTGTTGGTCAACGCCTGAACCGTTGAGGCGTCGGCCTTGGCGGCAACTTGGCTCAAAGCACTTGCTGCAGCAGTGGCCGCGTCCGTTGCCACCTTGTCCGTCACCGCGACCCAGGCGCTGCCTGTCCAGCGCTTGGGTGTATTGGCGTTGCCCGTGGTGTCGATCCAGAGGTTCTGGGCCAGGCGGTCAGCCGTGCCTGGCGTCGCGCTTTGGATGATCACCTTGCCCTTCCCACCCGCCAGGTCCGAAGCAGCTTGCGCCGCTTGTTGTGCCGCGGTGACGTTCTGGTTGGTAGTGGACAGACTGTTCGTCAGGTTTGTAATGGCCGACCCTTGTGACGTCAGTCCGGATTCGGTCTGCGATACCCTCGAGTCAAGCGCCTGAGTGGCAGAGGCCAGCGCATTGGTTTGGGCGGCCCGCTTACGCACGGCGGGAGCAGCCATGTATGCAACCAGAGCATCACCGGTAGACATGCGAACCGTCATTGCCATTCGTACGGCGCCAGCCGGGACAGTCACCATACCCGTCAGCTTGACCCACTGACCTGCGGTGGTGGAGATGTTGACGCCATCACCGCCCTGCTGGACCCAGCCATGCGTGACGGAAGACCCGTCCAATGCGTAATACTGCGCCCACAGGCCGAACTGCCTGGCCTTCTCACTGTGCAACACCAGCTCGAAATCGTAGATCTCGCCGGCTGCCACCGCGATCTGGGTCGCGTTGGAGTTCTCGGGAGGCCTGACGTTGAGGGCCGATGTAAAGCCAACGTAGGTGTTACCCGTGCTGGTGGGCACATCCCACTTCACCACGCGCGCCGTGGCCGCCCCTGCCGGCACGCCCGCATCGTTACGGTTCAGCACCAGGATGCCAGGCTGGGCGTTGACGCCATTGCTGCTGGAGAAGGAAGGATCCAGCAGCAGGTTCTCACCGGACAGATTCCCGATGGTGGCCTGGATGTTCGTCAGCGCCTGGCCTTGCGCAGTGATTGTGTCACCCTGCTGGATGACGGTGTTAGACAGCTCGGTCACGGTCGAAGCGTCGGCTTTGGTCTGCGCCAGGGCGCTTGCTGCAGCAGCGGCAGCCGCCGCATCAGTGGCCACTTTATCTGTCACAGCCACCCATGCACTGCCGTTCCAACGCTTCGGGGTGTTGGCGTTGCCGGTGGTGTCGATCCAGAGGTTCTGGGCCACACGATCGGCGACCGCCGGTGCCGTTGCCTGGAATAGCACCTTGCCCTTACCGCCGGCCAGGTCCGAAGCGGACTGGGCTGCCTGCTGGGCTGCAGTGACGTTCTGGTTGGTGGTAGTCAGGCTGTTGTTGAGGCCAGTGAGTGCCTGGCCTTGCGACGTGATCGTGTTGCCCTGCTGAGTCACAGTCGTGGACAGCGAATCAACAGCCGAGGCATCGGCCTTGGTCTGCGCAACCGACAACGCATTGGCCGCAGCGGCTGCCGCATCGGTGGCCACCTTGTCAGTGACCGCTACCCAGGCACTACCAGTCCACCGTTTCGGCGTGTTGGCATTGCCCGTGGTATCGATCCAGAGGTTCTGTGCCAGGCGATCAGCTGCGGCAGGAGCAGCAGACTGAACAATCACCTTGCCCTTCCCGCCGGCCAGGGTGGACGCATCTTGTGCCGCTTGTTGCGCGGCCGACACGTTCTGGTTGGTAGTGGACAGACTGTTTTGCAGGCCTGTCATAGCCTGGCCCTGAGACGTGATTACACCCTCTGCATCAGAGACCCGGGTCGACAGGTTGTTTACCACCGAGGCATCCGCCTTGGTCTGGGCCACAGTCAGCGCGTTCGCTGCTGCCGCTGCTGCGTCGGTTGCAACCTTGTCGGTGACCGCTACCCAGGTGGTGCCGCTCCAGCGCTTTGGCGTGTTCGCGTTGCCGGTGGTATCGATCCACAGGTTTTGCGCCAGCCGATCGGCTACTGCCGGCGCGGCGGACTGAACGATAACCTTGCCCTTACCGCCCGCCAGGTTCGCCGCGTCCTGGGCGGCCTGCTGGGCGGCGGTAACATTCTGGTTGGTGGTGGTCAGGCTGCTCTGCAGCGAGATGATAGACGAGCTCTGCGAGGTCAGGCCGGCCTCGGTCTGTGCAACCCGCGCATCCAGGGCCTGTGTAGCAGACGCCAGCGCATTGGTTTGGGCGGCCCGCTTACGCACGGCGGGAGCAGCCATGTATGCAACCAGAGCATCACCGGTAGACATGCGAACCGTCATTGCCATTCGTACGGCGCCAGCCGGGACAGTCACCATACCCGTCAGCTTGACCCACTGACCTGCGGTGGTGGAGATGTTGACGCCATCACCGCCCTGCTGGACCCAGCCATGCGTGACGGAAGACCCGTCCAATGCGTAATACTGCGCCCACAGGCCGAACTGCCTGGCCTTCTCACTGTGCAACACCAGCTCGAAATCGTAGATCTCGCCGGCTGCCACCGCGATCTGGGTCGCGTTGGAGTTCTCGGGAGGCCTGACGTTGAGGGCCGATGTAAAGCCAACGTAGGTGTTACCCGTGCTGGTGGGCACATCCCACTTCACCACGCGCGCCGTGGCCGCCCCTGCCGGCACGCCCGCATCGTTACGGTTCAGCACCAGGATGCCAGGCTGGGCGTTGACGCCATTGCTGCTGGAGAAGGAAGGATCCAGCAGCAGGTTCTCACCGGACAGATTCCCGATGGTGGCCTGGATGTTCGTCAGCGCCTGGCCTTGCGCAGTGATTGTGTCACCCTGCTGGATGACGGTGTTAGACAGCTCGGTCACGGTCGAAGCGTCGGCTTTGGTCTGCGCCAGGGCGCTTGCTGCAGCAGCGGCAGCCGCCGCATCAGTGGCCACTTTATCTGTCACAGCCACCCATGCACTGCCGTTCCAACGCTTCGGGGTGTTGGCGTTGCCGGTGGTGTCGATCCAGAGGTTCTGGGCCACACGATCGGCGACCGCCGGTGCCGTTGCCTGGAATAGCACCTTGCCCTTACCGCCGGCCAGGTCCGAAGCGGACTGGGCTGCCTGCTGGGCTGCAGTGACGTTCTGGTTGGTGGTAGTCAGGCTGTTGTTGAGGCCAGTGAGTGCCTGGCCTTGCGACGTGATCGTGTTGCCCTGCTGAGTCACAGTCGTGGACAGCGAATCAACAGCCGAGGCATCGGCCTTGGTCTGCGCAACCGACAACGCATTGGCCGCAGCGGCTGCCGCATCGGTGGCCACCTTGTCAGTGACCGCTACCCAGGCACTACCAGTCCACCGTTTCGGCGTGTTGGCATTGCCCGTGGTATCGATCCAGAGGTTCTGTGCCAGGCGATCAGCTGCGGCAGGAGCAGCAGACTGCACGATCACTTTGCCCTTCCCGCCCGCCAGGGTGGACGCATCCTGCGCAGCCTGCTGGGCGGCCGACACGTTCTGGTTGGTCGTGACCAGACTGTTCTGCAGGCCGGTCATGGCCTGGCCTTGCGACGAAATTACGCCCTCGGCGTCAGTGACCCGGGTCGACAGGTTGTTGACCACCGAGGCATCGGCCTTTGTCTGCGCCACGGTCAGTGCGTTCGCTGCTGCCGCCGCTGCATCCGTTGCAACCTTGTCGGTGACCGCCACCCAAGCGCTGCCACTCCAGCGCTTGGGTGTATTGGCGTTGCCCGTGGTGTCGATCCACAGGTTTTGCGCTAGGCGATCAGCTACAGCCGGCGCCATCGACTGGACAATGACCTTGCCCTTGCTTCCGGCCAGGTCAGACGCCGCCTGCGCGGCCTGCTGAGCCGCCGTGACGTTCTGGTTGGTGGTGGTCAGGCTGGACTGCAAGCCGGTGAGCTGGGTGGCTTGCGAAGTGGTGGTGCCCTCCAGGTTGGTAACCTTGGTCTCCACGGTCTGCACGCGGGCGGCAAGCCCGTTCGCCGACTGCACAACCTGGCCGACATCAGTCCAATAGCTGGTATTCGGCGGCGAGGTGTTTTTCGGTACCGCCTTCGACGCCTGGTACAGCTTGCCGTCCGCGCCTAACACAGTCTGGCCAGCGGTGTAGGTCTTGTCGGCGCTGTACGGCAGCGACTTGGCGATCTGGCTAACGCCATCGATCTGTCCCTGCAGGTCCTGCGTGGCCTGGTCGAGGTCCTGTTGCACCTGCCGGGCCGACTCAGCAACCTGGTCAATGGCTTGCTGAGCCTGCTGGGTGGCAGTGTCGAGGTTGGATTGTACCTGCGTGACCGCATCACCCAGCTGGTCGGTGATCTCGGTGACCTGCTCGTCCAACTCTTCCAGGCGGTTGTTGACCGACCCCGGGAGGTCGGGCGGCCCGGAGATCAGGGCAATCTCTTCGCGCAGTGCAGGGTACAGCGCACCGTTGCTGATCTTGTCCTTGAAGTACTCTTCATATTCGGACTGGTTGCTGCTGGACTGCCCATTGACGCCTACGTCAGTCGGATACCAAGGCCCGACGTTGCCCGAACGGTCCACCAAGCGCGCCCAGTAGAAGAACGACACGCCCGCAGCGAGACCATGAATCTCGTGTTCGGCCTGCGGATAGGCGAAGTCGCCCAGTTTGATCGCTTGTTCACGGCTGGTGGTCGGGCTCTGCCAGATCTCGGTGCGCTCGGTGTCCTCCGCGCCAGCAGGGAAACCCCACTTCAGGCGCGTACCGTACACCAGAGGCGTGGCGGTGAGGAACGACACGGCCGGTGGCAGACCTTCCTTGCCCTTCAACTGGGTCTGCGCGGAGTCTCGCCAGATCGACGTGATATCGAACGAGCTGACCGCCCGCACGCGGGCCAGGTAGGCACCCGCATAGATGCCCACCACATCTACAGACCCCGCACCGGTGCGCTGCACGCGAACCCAGTTGCCGTTGTCCTTGCGCCACTCCACGTCATAGGCGACCGCGCCCTGCACTGCGGGCCAGGAAATGGTCATGGTGTTCACGCCGATACCTTGATCCACCGCGTAGGCAGAGGTCAGGGTCACGCTGGCCGGCGGCAGCACAGTGGTCACCGGAATGATACTGATCGGGCGCTCGTCTAGTTTCGCGCCGGTGTCGATCGCCGCAAACTTGCTCGGGTTGAACTCAAGTGCGGTGATTTCGTAGTCGCCTTCCTGGGTGCGCGTAGTCTTCAGCACCCGGAACAGCTGGACCGCCAGATCGTCGTAATCAATCGCCCACTGAAGCTCTGGCTCCGGCTGCACGCCATAGGCGGTGGTCACAGTCACTGCGCGTCCAGAAACCGATTGGACAGTGCGCGCCTGGGCGGTACCGTTCGGCAGGTTCAGGATCAGGCGGTCACCGGCCTTTATCGGCGTGTCACGGTCCAAAGTGACCACACGGCCGGCGGCGGACGAGATCCGGCCACCATTCGGGCGTCCTGCCACCAGCTCATCTGCCACAGGAATTACATATCCCGGCAGCGGGATACGCCCTTCCATGCCGGTCTTGAAGGTGACGGTGCGATCCTGGCTGTTGCTCAGCAGCGCCCACTTGCCACGGCGCTGGGCCTCGGAGGCACGGGTGCAGCCAATGGCCGAGATTTCTACCGGACGGTCCCGGTACCGGCGTTGCAGCGCCAGGTCAGTCACCGGAATCACGTCGGTGTCGTAGTTGTTCGCCGGGTTGTCGTAGCTGACCAGGGCGCGGCTGTAGTGCGTATTGCGCTCGGCGCCCCCATAGACGAACTCCCCATCGATGACGTTGGCCCGGGTGAAGACGTAGTCGATGTCCTGGGCGCGCGGCATGTCCGCCTGCATGAACAGCGAACCATGCGCCCAATACACCATACCTCGATAGATGGCCGACAGATCGCGCAGCAGCGTCCAGGCCTCAGCACGGCCCTGCAGGTTCATGTCGCAAAGGAATCGCGGTTCTTGGCCGCCCTGCCCGTTCGGCACCTGCTGGTCGCAGTACTGGGCGATCCGGTACATCTCCCACTTGTCGACCATCCAAGACTTGATACGCTTGCCCAGGCCGAAACGGTCCTCGACGCACAGACCATAAGTCACGAATGCCGGGTTGTTGGTCCAGGCCTGCTTGAAGGTACCGTCCCACACTCCGGTATAGGTGCGAGTCACTGGGTCGTAGTTAGTGGGCACCGGCCAGCGCTTGGCTTTGCACTTCACGGTAACTGCGGGAATGTTCTGGAACTGCTGGGCGTCGAACTCGATGTACAGGAGCGCGGTGTTGGGGTAGCGCAGTTTCTCGTCAATGATTTCGGTGTAGCCGGCGATAGTCATCGTGTCGGCAACAGTGCCACTGTTCTGGTTCGGCGTTATCCGACGGACACGGAACATCCAGCCCGAAGTGCTGGCCGGAAGGTCGACGCTGACAGAGCGTTGATAGCCGTTGGTGGTCTTGCCGTCCACCGCGCCACGGTGGGCCTCGACATAGGCGCCGCCGTCGGTAGAGATGTCGATCGCATACTCGATACGATACCCGTTGGTATTCCCACTACTGTCCTGGCTGGCCAAGCGAGGCCAGGTGAAGCGAAGGCGTAGGCGCGAAAGCTGGGTGTTGCTCAGAGCGCGCGTGAATGGGTTGTCGCTACGCAGCTCGACGTTAACCGTGTTCTCGTTCTCGATTGCAGGAATACCCTTGATGTATTCCTGATCGATGCTGCCTGTACGCCACTCCCAACTCACGCCCGGGAAGTTCACGTTGCCGCTGACATCCATGATCGGTGTGTTGTCGAGGTAAATGTCACGGTCAGTTGGCGTGCCGTCGAATTCCCCTTCCCCCACGGCTAGCAGGATGCTCGCGATGTTGGTCGACTGTAGGCTGTCCGGCGCCTCAACAGGCGTCTTCGGCTTGCTGCTGCCGCCTTTCGCGCCAGCGATGTCCAGGTGCTGTGCTGCGCCCATACTTTTCTCCAAGCAATAAAAAACCGCCCAGAGGCGGCTTGTACGTTCAGCTGTGGCTACTTCTTGTCTTCGGCGCGAATCGAGGCAGAAATGATTGCCCCGCCCCAGCGACGTTCGCCGATGCAAATTGGGACAGGGTTGCCACTGGCCGTGGTGTTCTTGGCGCTGCCGAAGGCGTATGACGGCAGGTTCTCGGGCGCTGCGCTTTGGGATAGCCCTGTTGACTGTGGACTGAGCATTTGCACGACACCGCCCAAAGTCATTGAAAGGCCGGCGTAGAAGGCCGACGGCCCTAGCCATATGGATGAAACCATCAGTGCAATGCCAATAACCGTTTGAAGAATTCCGCCACGCTTGCTGCCATGAACAACCGGCACAACACGAACCTCCTGAGTACCTCGAAGGTTCATCTCGCCCATACCAATGTTCTTTCGATTACGGAAGATGGCGAAGCGCAATCCAAGCCCATCAAGCCGCCTGATTTCCTCCTCGAATCCCTGTAACGTAGCTTTCAGAGCCTTGAAAGCCTCCCAGGCCTCACCGCTGTCAAGCTGTCGACGATGAGTTCGCCCGAACTTCTGCGCCAAGGATCCCGATAGCTTGATAATGGTCATTGGTTGATAACTGGCTGCTGTGGCTGCCATGATTCCTCCAGGCATTAAAAAACCGCCCTAGGGCGGTTTGTGGTGAGCGATCAAAGACATGACCTGACGGCGCGCTCCACTGCGGAACGACCCGGCATGGCCGACCAAGGCATACGCTGTCTAAGAGCTATTGAACTGCCGGTCGACGTTCTGGTGATATCAAGAAGCTCGTCAGCCATGCTGCTATTCGCTACCCAAAGCCGGTAGCCATTTTCGGTCTCCACCATGGAGGACTCAGTTCTGGCAGCTTGCCATTTCGGGAATACGCATAGGGCATATTTCTTTGGATCTTTCTTAGTCTCAGCGCTAATCGAAGGCTTGTTGCCTTCCAAATCAGCGGTTGTCACGCAGCCCGCCAGCAACGCCAGCCCCACCGCCCCAATCAGAATTCGCATGTGATCCCTCCCTTGAAAACCGCGACTGTAGCAGCCGGCCTGGCCAAGCATCCAGCTTGGATGGAAAGCCAGTAACGAGATTAGATCTAGGCGTAGTAGCGTTATGCCTCCAACGCAAGGAGCATCTGATGGCCCAAGTAGCAGATCACACAACCCAGTACCTTCGCCAGGTAGATGGACCCGACGATGAGCACTGGACCCATGTCTATGAAATTGGCGAAGACGTCCCTGTTTCGGGCATCTACCGCTGTTACCACTGCGGCGATGAAATCACCTCCAACAAAGGCGATCCCTTCCCGCCACAGAACAAGACCCAGCATCCAAAGCATGACAAACCCATACTTTGGCAGCTCGTGGTGATGACCCAAACCAAGGGTCCAGACGTTCGCTAAACAACCCAGCCCCAATCCCTTGCCGGAAAGTCCATGGACTGGGGCCTTATTGAGCTACGAGATACCATGTCAAGCTATTCACTACCCGACGGGTTGAGCTATGTATCGGTCAAATTTATGGACGACAATGGCGTAGTGCGGGATCGTCGGCCAGGACGCCCTGTGGTCCAAGTAGTTTTGCGGTACGCACAAGATGCTCAGGCGAAAGCGCAAGTGCCAGAAAACCCGAACCCGGCCTACGCCCTTTTAGATACCGGCGCTGACTATAACTACGGGACGGCAGAAGCTATTGGCATGGCCCAATGCCCGCAGATCGGTTCATCCACCACGAGATGCAACGCAGGTTCCATCGCTAGCACTCAACATAGATGCCACCTCTACTTCCCTGAAGCTAAAGTACAGCTGGAGACGGACATTTTCTCTGTTCCGCTTAGCAACAGCAGCGCGACAAAAGATCTAGTGGTCGGAATGCTGACAATTGAATGCGGGGCTCTTGTGTTGGATTTCAAGAAAGATATTTATCGCCTTTACTTGGGCTAGTAACCACTTGTGTGGAAATGGTCCTGATGTGTTCCGCCTCTGGGCCTTCCAACGAGCATGTCAACCCAGCAAACAGCAGCTCTCGAGGATCCCACGACCCGTCCTGTCGCAACGGGACAATTTCTCTGTCGTCCCACTTGCATGGCACCGGAGGCTTGCCGGAAATGACCTTAGCTCTTGGGTCGATTCTAGTTTCGAGGCGACTCACCGCTACCGCATCAGCCTTTTGATTGCTCATTCTCTACCTCGGAGGCTTGGCCCCTTCTTTTCGCGTCCCGATGACGCAACACAAGGCGCGTCCGGTCGAGCCAGGGCCCGCCGAACACGATGATTTCTGATGGCCTGCCGAGTAGGTGATGCAACATGAATGGGCCAGGGCCGAAGACTTCGGCATGCTCCTCGGGCAGATGCGCATCGGCGCCCAGGTAGATGCCGGCGTGGTTCGGATGCGCGGTGCGCCCCACGGCCATGACGATCATGTCGCCGCGCTGTGGCTGGCTGACCTGGTAGAAGCCAGCGGCCTCGTAGGCCTGCTCATAAAGGCTTGGGCCCTCTGCCTGCTCCCACCACCCTTCCTCCCGAGCGTAGGCCGGGAACTCAAGCCCCCACTCGCGCTTGTACCAGTCGGCGCAGACCTGCCAACAATCCCAGGCGCCGTGCACGAAGGGACGGCCAAGCAGCGGCGTGTGCCCGACTGGCGTGATGCTGCGCAGATCGCCTTCAGGCCACGACAGAATGTGCCAAGGCAGGCCGGTGGCCTCGCACATGGCGAGATCTCGGGGAGACGGCTTGCTGGTGGCGTCCGGATGGGAGTGCACGATGCCGATCACCTCACCCAGGTCTTCAGCTGCTGCGTATTGCTCCGGCGAGATACGGAACTCCTCAGCTGGCTCTGTGGCGGTGTTCTCGCAGGCCACGTACCGGCGCGCCCGCCCGACAGCCACAATCAGCCCGCAACACTCGCGCGGGTACTCTGCCGCAGCGTGCGTCTGCACGGCAGCGAGGAGGTGTTTGCGCATGGTCAACTCCGTGCGATCAGGGAAACGGCCGGGAAGCCGCCGAATGGCAACTCGTTGCCTTGGCCAAAACGGACTGTGCAGCCTGAATCCAGGCAACCATTGCACTGGTCCTTGGCCGGGTCGTCAGTGGCGGTTCCATCGAGGTCGTAGTACGGGCCGGTGTATCCGCAGTTAGGGCCGCGGTAGCCTGCGGTCATCGCCCAGTGGCACAGCTGAGTCATCTGCCGGCCGATCGTCTCCCCGCCAACGTCGCCAGGGCTAGCCAGCTCCCAAGAAACCGTGGTCCCGTTCTCCGAGCCCTTCTGATCGATGTACCAGACCTCGATCGCCTCCTCGGTCGGATCAGCCTCGGGGTTGCCGCTTTGGAAATTTGCCGCGTCCAGGTAGCGCGCCATGGTGTGACGGATGGTCAGTTTGAACTCGAGCAGGTTGTCGAAGGCCAGGCACAGAGCCGTGATCCTGCCGTTGACGTTACCGACCGTCAGCGTGGGCCGCACGGCGGTGCCGTCCGAGTTCGCCTCAATGCCGTCGATCTGCATGGGCCATGCGCCATACTCGTTGCCCTGCCACCAGATCGACTTGGCCGGCAGCTGGTCGGCGTTCACGCCAGCATCGGCCAGCTCTTGAGGCGTGTGCGGAATAGCATGTCCATGGAAGCGGAGCATGTCTGCGCCGAAATCCGAGCCGTCCAGTTCAAACAGCAGAATCTCCGCCCCAGGCTCCAGCTTCTGCAACTGAGTGATCAAGCTCATGGATGAAACGCTCTCTCAAAGGTTGCCGTCACCACCACCACCCCACCCGGCTTGCGCTGCTGCCGAAAGGCCTTGCAGCGGTACATGCCGAGTACACCCTCGGGATTGCTCCACAAGAACGCGGTAGCGCCCCGGTGCCGTCGAATGAAGACAAGGATGGGCGCAACCTCGTCTGCCAAGCCGCCGAACGACAGCGACCAACTGTCTGTTTCGGCATTCAAACCGTCGGTGGATACTTGGGCGTAGTTGTCACCGAACTGTGATGTCCGAGTCCGCAAAGTGCTGTCACCGCCGGCCTCGTCGTCAGGAATCCAGGTAAATGTTTCGATCGCCATCAGCGTCTCCCGTTGCTGTTTCGATAGCTCACGCCACCGGCGCGCCAAGAATCGGCAACTGCCCGTTCAGCTACACCCTGCATTTGCTGCTGTATGCTCCGCTGCAGGGCGGCGCTATCCAGCTCCATACCATCTGAACTGCGATCCTCCACAGTGACAGCCACGGGCGCATTCACTTGCACAACAGTCGAGCCCCCGCCGGCACCACCAATCATCTGCACGCCCAGGGATCCGTCCGAGCCGCGCGCCAGCGGCATGATCGCTTCAGGGCCAGCTTCCCCGACAACGCCAAGATCCCCTCCAGCCAAGCCAAATGGAGTTGGCGTGTTCACTATGCTGTTTGTGAATGCGCCACCTTTGGCAAAGAATTGCACGCCACCATCCCAGCCGCCCCCCTTAGCCTGCTTCACGCCAGGCCAATTGCTGAGGTAGTCAGAGCCGTACCCCCCAGGAACGTCTGAATAGCGTTGCTGATGTTCACCATCGCGTCTTGGACGCTGGTGGACATGTCGGCCGCAGCCTTGCGGTTGACCTCCACGGTGCGCAGCAGGCCGGTATTGATATCATCGAGCGACAGCTTGCCCTGGACACCGAGCTTTCTGATCTCCTCCGCGCTCTTGCCTGTAGCGGTGGCGATGGCAGTGACGATGGTAGGCATGGCGTCCTGAATGGACACCCAGCCATCCGCTTCAACTTTTCCGGTCTGCAATGCCTTGGAATAGGCGTCCAATGCGGAGCCGGCCTTGTCGGCAGCGGCAGCGTTGGTCACGAGCAGGAAGCTGAAGCTGTCGGTGATATCCAGCGTCTGCTGAGTGTTGAAGCCCAGACTGCGCATCACATCTACGGTGCGGATGTACAGCTCTTGGGCCTCAGCCAGGGGCCGGTAGGTTTCCTGAGCAGTTTGCAGCAGGTGCTCCTGCACCGCTTGGTACTCACCAGCGCTGCCGGCTGCGGCCTTCATGCGGTCGGACATCTGACCATAGGCGTCAACCTGCTGAATAATGCTGCCAATCAGGCCGGCACCTGCGACGGCGGCAAAGGCGCCACGCATCAGCCCCCCAGCCCTCTGAGCAGCAACACCGGCGGTGTCGAACGCAGAGTCAACCTGCTCCAGGTTGCGGTCGATCGACTGGGCGGTGCGTGCCACCACCTGGTCCGCGCTGGCCAGTTCGCGGCGCAGCTGTGCCGTGGTGGCCTCGATCTGGACCAGCATCCCCTGGACTTGTTGGTCGGCCATGCAAATCTCCAAGCACAAAAAACCGCACTGAGGCGGCACGCTGTCTACTGTTTGGGCCGCCCTCGCAGGAAGCTCTTCAACTTGTCCGCAACGCTTTCACGCTTCTGCGGGGACGCCGGGGCTTGCCCCTGGCCTTGGCCCTGCCCTCGTCCGGTCCAATCGAGCCGAGCATCCAGAGCGAGCATGATTTGCGGGATGGGGGTGTGCCACGCAGTGTCAGGCGGCCAGCCAAGCCAGCCGGTCGCCACGCCGAACAGGTAATCGACGTAGCTGCCGTTCTTCACTGCGCTGTGCTGACCGCCTCGTCCTTTCCCCGGGCAGCCACGCTCGGTGGCACCGGGTTGAGCAGGACGGTGATGAACTCGGTCAGCTTGCCGGACACTTGGGCTACGCCGGTGTGAAACACATCACCTGCAATGACGGGATGCTGATCCGGCTTCAGGTCTGCCCCTGCAACAACAACGTCGGCACAGGCGGCGATGCTCATCAGGCGCATAGCCTCCAGCGCGCCGCGCAGCCCGCCAAAACGGGCCTCGATGCGCAGCGCCGCATCCAGCGTGGGCTTAAGGGTGTAGCTGCGCGCACCGATCACTAGTGTGACGGTGCCATGCAGGGCTTCGCTCATTGTGGTTCTCGCAACGATGGAAGGGGCTCAGCCCCTTCGGTCATGGGGCGGCCGGGCCGGCAGGGATTTCGATGATGTCGGTGTTGATCGCGAACGTCATATTGCGACGCACCACGTTATCAGCCGCGCCTGGAGCCACGGTGTTGTTCATCACCTTCACGCCGAAGTAGAAGGTGGTCGGCAGAATGGCAGGGGTTGCATCTGGGTCGCCGTCGTTGAGCGTGACCTTGACGTTGTAATTGCCCTTGGAACGGTCCTTGTGCGCTACCGATACGGCCTTCTGACCGGCATCGCCGCTGTCCAGGCCTACGGTCAGGGTCATGTTCCCGGCATCGGCGGTGCCCTTGTACTTGCGCACGCGGCCATCGCTCAGAGCAGTGAAGTTGACTGCGCTGAAGGTGTCGCCAAATTCGCCCAGATCTTCGATCTCGCCCACCTGCACGTACGTGTCGGCCTTGTATTCGGTTTCGCTGTCGGCACCGGTCTTGCCGCCGATGGCAAGGCGGCAGCCGGCGGCTGTATTGAGGTTGTCGTCGGCCATGGGTGTTCCTCCAAAGGCACATTGGATAAAAGCCGCAGCGCGGCCGGTGGGTAGTTCAGTGGCTAGTGATTACGCGGACGGTGATCGAGCCCTGGTAAGTGATGCCGTCGGCGTCGCGCTGAGCGTCGGCCTGCTCAATCCGGACGGATACCGCGCGGCCCACCTCCAGCGGGAGGCGGCGCTCGTCCAAGGCGGCGATAACCTCGCCGTTGATGCGCTTGACCTCGGCTTGGCCCACTGCATCGGACCAGATCGACAGGTACAGCAGCCGTGTTTCGCGCTTGCGGCCCGAGATCGGGCTGCTGTTGATTGAGACCTCCCGGTCGATTGACACGTACGGCATCTCGGCATTCAGCGGCGCACCGTCGTAGATCGGGCAGCTGACCTCAGCCTGAAGCCTGGCGAAAATGGCCTCCTGCAGGGCCAGTGATGGATCAGCCATTCCCTACCCCCAGGCTTGCCTTGCGCAGTGTGCGGCGTACTGCAGCTTCGATGTCAGCCATCACATACTCTCTGTTGACCTGCATCGACGGGCGCAGCCACGGATGAGCTGGCCGGGCGGGAATATCGGGGTATTTGCCGAAGAAGTACTGGCCGTCGCTCTTGTTACTGACGCGTCGGTTGCGATCGCCTGCCCGCTTGCCGCCGATGTAGCCCTTGGTGCCGTACTCGATGAAGCGCAGGTAGAAAAACCGACGATTGTCCCGCTTGCCGCGGATCCCGATCTGGGCATCCAGGCCACTGGGTGAGACGTACACCCGTAGTGCTGCAGCGGCGGCACCGGTGTCCTTGGGCATTAGCTGTCGCTGGGTTTCGAGAATGCGGTTCGCCGCCTCCATCATCGCGGGCTGCAGCTCGTTGTCCATGGTCTTGTGGATGTTGCGCAGCGTGCGACGCAACCGGATGTCGCCGCGAATGCTCGACCGGCGCGCCATGGCTCACTCCTTGGCTTGGGCCGTCTTCACTGCCTTTTCAGTTAGGCCAGCGGGCTCGGCCATCTCAACTGCATAGCCGCGGGCGATCAGGCCTTCGCCGTGCTCTCTCTTCACCTCAAAGATCTCGCCCTTCTCGCGCTCACCAGTAGCGCCAGTCAGCGGCCCGAGTGCTTGAATTTTCATGGTTCACCTCATGGGTTAGGGACCGATGAGCAGAGAAGCCTCATCAGTGACCTGTCGTTGTCAGGCAAGACGGCCTCAACCTTGTAGGTCACGCCTCAGCAACCGACCTGAGCACCAGTGCCGAAGCCTCCGCTTCTGAAGCGGGGGCATCGGAAGGCGTAGGACAGAACGGGCCGGCGGTGGCTGAGAGTGGCGACGATATCGCCCAGCCAGTTGGCGAGGATCAGGTTGCGGCTAACCCTAATCCAGCAACTCTTCAGGTCTACCCGATGCGGTCCTACATGGATGAGGGCGAGCTCCGGCGCCGTGGTGGCCCGGCTTACTCAGTGCCACGTCGGCATGCAGAGGAGTTGGTGGAGCGGAAGCTAGCATCGTTCGAGCCGCTGAGGGAGTAGCGATATGCCGGTAATCAGCATGACCATCGTCCGGCATCACCTGCGGGATCCTGACGACGATGACGCTTACCTTGAACTCCTGATCGAGGCGGCCGAAGGGCAGGCGATGGATTATCTGAATCGTCGCTTCTACGCCGACCGGCAGGCGTTGGATGAGGCTGTCGCCGGCGGGGATGCTGGCGATTACCCCATGGTCATCAACAAGCAGATCAAGGCTGCCTGCCTGCTGATTCTCGGCCACCTTTACGCGAACCGTGAGGATGTTGTGACCGGGACCATTGCCACTGAGATGCCGAAGGGCTCCGAGGCACTCCTGACCCCGCATCGTATCGGGTGGGGCGTATGAGGGCCGGCCCGCTGCGTAATCGCTG